GTGGTGGATTTAGTGGTAGGTTCCATTTTGGAACTCTGCTTTGAACTCTTTCCTTTTCGGATAGAGTTGACGCCTGCTCTAAACGGCGCGCCTGCAACTGACAATGCTGTGAATCCAAGGGCCGAAACGCGGGTTATTTCTTTGAGTCTGTCCTTGACATCTTGTATCGTAAGGTCAGGGATATTGTTATTGTGTGCTTCGTTCTCAAATTCGGTTGCAAGATGTTCCCAAACAATTGAATTGACTTCCTGAACGTCTTCCTGTAACACTTCGGGGATTGCCGCTATGGTATGGGAGGCTACGAACTTAACGGCTCTATTGGTAAGAATCTTGGAAAGGAACACATTTTCCATTGTCTTTTTTGCTGCCTTTTCCAATAACTTTCCAACAGCCGGGACGCCAGCAACAAAGGTTAAAAACTCCCCTGCTTCAAGCATTCCGTTGATAACTCCGACCGGGGCAGAATACTTCCTTGCTATATCGGTGGAAATCCCTTTCTCTACCATATCCCCGTAAGACCCGCCGTACTCCATTTTCCCCGCGCTCCCCGCGGTGTGTGCTGCCATGATTATCTTTATAGCTGTGGCAAGTCCGACAGGTACGCCGACTGCGGCTCCTATTGCGGTTACTCCGAGAGCAGTAGCCACGCCATAGTCAGCTCCGGTTAGGGTAGAAGAAGCCATTTGTGCAAGAAGCCCGTATCCTTGCCTAACCCATTCAGCAGGTGCAAAGGATAGTATTTCATCGTGGGAAGGAAGAGACTGTTTAGCAACTTCTATTTGTTCAAATATCTTGTCGGCTTCTTCCTGAGATCTGGCCTGTGAATGCTTAACCCATAGATTACTAATCTGCATGGTTGCCCATTGAGTCCTGCCTTCATCTTTGACAACCTGAAGAAAGTCCTTTGCTGGCCGGGTTTCCTTGTAATACTTCTGCGTGTAGTTGTCGATGTCCCTGAAGACTTCGGAGGTCGTGACACCTAACCTGTCGGCGATGTGCTTTGCGACGATAAGACGCGCCCTTCCCTCTTCCGGGTCGCTCATCTGCTGTATAGCTTCAAAGATGCCTGCTGATTTCTCGTTATCGGTTAGCGTATGGGTTGCCGGTGTGGGAAGAGTAAACTGTGGGGCAGCTGTTTGCGCCTGGTCTTTAAGTGGTTCGGGAAGTGTAAAGTCTGCCATTAATTCCTCACGTTCCTGATCTTTGGGCATCTTCTTGTGATACAGGGCGAACTTCGCCTGGTATAATCCTTGGGGTCAACTTCTTTTTCCAATACTTCTGATTTGTAAGGAATGGGACATCCTCAACGGGTGACCACTTAGCCTCTCCCGCGTCATATGCCTGGAGGTTCCACACGTTGTTATCGTCAACAGTCCATTTATACAGGTTGAACGGGGTTCCGTTCTTGTCCTTGAACGTGTACTTCGATATTTTATTCATGTCGGACTCGCTCAATCCATCGGGATACTCTGACTTGTACGCCATTATGACATCCCCCTGGTTCTGTCCGAGGTTCGCAAGCTCTCCTTGTTCGTATGTCATGTACGGGGCTGATCCGATGGTACGATATGCCATGTCTTTCAAGCCGTTCTGATGCTGAGTGAGTGCGTTTGCTGTTACCTTTGTGTCAGCAAAAGAGCCGTTCTGTATCTGTCTCTGGATATCCTTGTTGTCGTTGTTCGAGTTCGCATATGGGGAAGCTACAAAGTTCTCCATCCGTTCAACAGGTTTCTTCCCTTCAAGGTAATCAGAAACATTTTTCTGACTGTAGGAATTGATAATACTGTCCGTGTGCTTCCGCAGAAGTTCAACGCGCTTTTCTTTCGTGTAGGTCATCCACTTTGGATCGGAGAACAGGTCGTTATATTCGCCTAAAGCCGTAGAATACAGATCGTTCACTTTCGTTGGGTCAAGTTTCTTGTCCTTCAAGAGAAGCTTGAAATAGTCGTCAATGCGTCCTGAGCCTTGGGCGAATCCTTCAAGCTCGGTGCGCTTGCCCATAAACAGATTCTTGCTCTTCTCTGTTATTCCACGTTCAGCAAATGCCTTCTGCGCCATAAGCTGTATATCTTGGGTTCTTATGCTCTCATCACCCCACATCTTCATAAGTTCCGAATATACGGCAGGGTTGTCTTTGTCCGGTGACTCTTTGCCGAGGTTTTCAATCTGAGAATCTATCATCTTGACGTACTTTTCCCGTAATCCCGTATGCCCCTCAAAGTCCGCGCTCCTGGCGTCCTCCAAGATGAAACTTTTGAACTTAGAAAGCTGTGCGGGGCTATTGGATATCCCGGTATACTGTTTCAGATATTCGTTGCCTGCCTGAATATAGTTGTCTATTTTGATCTGCTTTTTTTGTGCGTCAACGGTCTTCCATCGTTCGGTAAAATTCTTGACCATTTCCTCTTTCTGTTTGTCGCTGTATGCGAGTTTTTTACCGTCATAACTCGTATACGACTCAGCCGCCTCGATCAGTTTAGCCCCGTCCTCTTCTGTCATCTGCGTTGCCGCGTTCATAAGGGCTTCTGTTGCTTTATACTGATAGGCTCCGTCAAGCATATCATCTCCGTCTTTGGGGGAGACAAGTCCGCCTGCAATCATGTCCTTCACGTTTTGCGCTGCCTTGTTCAGCCCGTCGGGATCGTTTGATTTCATGTTGAACTGGAAACTTTCAGCAAGGTCGTCAAAGTGTTTTTCCCGCCCTGTCTTGATGTCTTCCATCTTTGTTGACTCATGCCGTCTCATATATTCTTCACGCATAAATAGTGAAAGTCCATTCTTAACATCATCGTTTTTTACGTTTTTCAGCCCGTCCATGAATGTCTTGTGTAGATCCTCAACCGCCTTCGCGTTCGGATATGGGTTGTCCGCTGATGGTACTCCGGGCGTCTCGGCAAGCTGTGTCCTTAATTTTTCCATTGCTTCAATGTATTTCAGCTTCCCTTCATTGAATGTATTTTGCTTAACCTTATTCTCGTGGTCTTGCCAGATAGAAGCTCCTATCTTTGCAACGCCTTCAAGCGCGTTCCATCCCATTTGCTGGCCACGGGCTTCTACTGCGTCCGCGTATCTTTGCCCGCCGCTATCAAGGTTCGGAGCCCTCATCCCGCGAGACGGAACATTCATGCTCTGCTGAGGAAGGTTGATGACTGCCATTATAGTCTCCCTGAAAAGTAGTTACCGTAATATCCGCCCAATTGTCCCCCTAATCCCATGCCCATCTGCATTCCCTGAGCACCCCCCATAGACGCCCCGGCAAGTCCTCCGAGTATGGTTCCGCCAAATCCGAACATAGCTTGCCAGCCTGCCTTTTCACCAGCTTTCCGGGTAATGGCTGCTTGGGAATCGTAGTTCTCCCGCTCTGTCATCATTGTAGAAAGATCAGTTTGCACGCCTCTTACATAGGTATTTCTGGCCTGCTGAAATCTGTCTCGTATTGTGGCAAGGTTGGCAGGCATAGACCCTTCTGCAAACTTTGCTTGCTCTGGAAGGGCAACATCGGCGATATCTGCCGAGAACCCTTCTATCTCCGTTAGTTGAGTGGTGAGGTCATCGTTCTTTGCTGTGAGAGGGGCAAGGTCTGATTCTGCCTTGTCCATCCTTCCCTTAGCTTCTGTGGCGGCGGCCTTTGCTTCATTATAAGGCCCCATGGAGTCGCTAAGAGCCTTTTCCGCTGCTTTGAATGCCGCCTTTTCCGCATCCGCCTCATGCCCATTTCTGTCGTCGCCAAGGCTGTTCGTAACATCGTCATATGCTTTCTTGGTAGAAAGATATGTGTCACGCAAATCTTTTATCTTATCAGCTTCGCTCTTCATAAGGTCTATTGCTGAAGTGTAGTCTTCTTTCGCTGTGTCGCGCTGACCTGTCAGGTCTGTAACTTTAGAATTTAGTTCTTCAAGTTGCGTTTTCAAATCCCGCGTCGCCTGGGATTCTTCAGTCCCTACATCTATTCCCGTGCTCCCAACCTCTGGAACAGCGTTGACTTTAAATCCAACTCCGCCCAAAGCTGATGCAAGGTTGAGAGTATTAGACAAAGAAGCGTTTGAATCGTTGACGAGGTTGGTTGCAGATTGCGCGGCATCTTCGCCCATGACATTTGCCTGGTCTTTGATAGCCTCAGACATCTTGTCATATTGCTCGGCCTGGGTCTCCGCTGCGTCCTCTGCGGCGGTCTTCCCGGATATATCCTCAATGCCCTTTGTCAGATCGTCAAGGAAACTCTCCACCTCGTCGTCAATATTAAGAGCATCCCCGATATTATGAGTTATGTCAGATATCCCGCCGCCGAGCCATTTTAGCCCGCCTGTAAACCATCCCATTTATGAGCCTCCGTCTACTTCAGCCGCTATCGATAAGACCGTAAGCGGAAGGGGTGAATCCGTGAAAATACTCATGTTCCCGTCAAAGTTGTAGTCTCCTGGGAAAGACTCTTTCAGATTGGTCGTGACAAGCGTAGACGCATCCATCGTCGGCTCTCCTTCCTGGAATGTCGCCTGTGTCAGATGGTCGGTATCCGGGCCGATCTCCGCTGTCACACTTCGATACAGTTTAAGAAAAACACTTCTGATCTTCTTCAGCATCCCCGGCCCGTCAGCAATGCTTGTTGGTTCAAGAATACTCTCGAACTTTAGCCCTATGTGCGCCTGGTTTGCGTACTCGTCCATTGTTACGGCACCAGAGGAGACAACTTCATCGGCTATCGTTGCCCCGTCTCCAAGAATAGAAACGGTTTCCCCTTCGAGATGGTCTAAGCCTGTGACGGTTTTTATCACCTGTTCTACGGTACCGCCCCCGCCTGCCTCGGTTTCTGCTGAGAAGTCGATAGCCGTTGTCCCGTCGCGTGAATACAGTTGAAAGGTATTCGTATCCTTGTTCTTCACCATGTAGACCTGTTGGTTTACCGCGGTGATTCCTGTCACATCGGAGAAACGGACAAGCTCATCGTTGTCAAATCCGTGCGCCGCAGCTGTGCAAACTGCCGGGTCTGCTGCTGTGATAGATGTCACCGTAACCGACGCCCCTCCGTCCCATATAATCCCTGAGTCTACATAGTGGCAGTCATCGACGGTATCAAAAGCCCTGGGCGCAAGCATTTCAACATATCTGACCGTTGCATCTTCAATCGTTCTGTTGACGATAACCCATACATGATCTTCGTCTGTTCCTGGGATAACAGCGACACTTTCCACCGTTCCGCCGAGGTCGTGCCGCGCCCAGCCTACGGATTGCATCTGCCTGGAATATGCCATTGACAAGAGTTGTCCGTCATCGGTTACCGCCCAAAGTGTCGGCTCAGGTTCCCGTTGATAGGCAATCTGTTTTACGGGGGATTCAATGATGTGAGAAGCTAAGAAGTTCAGGTCTGTTGTCATATACTTTGCTTCTGCTTCCTGGTAGGCAAAGGAATGAAGCCGCAAGCCGTTTTTCTGGACAAAGATAATGATATCATCGGCCACGACGCCCTGAGTCTTTGCGCCTCCTACGCTTGCCTGCTGAGTTGGGATAATCGCAAGTGCTACGCCAGAGAGAATATCGCTATTACCCGATACTCTCCACGCTCCCGAAGGTGTCCCGTAGCACAAAGTATTCCCGGCAAGCATCCAGCCTATGTTCGGTGGATGATCAGGGAATATCGCGTATTTACCTGCGTCTGTTGCGACAATCGGCGAAGATACGCCGAAATCGGTATGTCCATTACTTTTTGAGAAACAAAACTGATTCAGGTATGACAAACACATCCTATCCTGAAACATCGTAATATTAGTCGGGTTCCCTGTTGGGTAGTACGTTCCCGACGCTCCGCCCGCAGCCGCCGCCCATGATGTGTCTGAGGTTCTCGTGATCTTCTTCAGGGCAATCCGCCCAACTCCCGCCGATGCACCTTGTCCACAGCAGAAGAACATGGTGTCATATAAAGATGAGGTTGAGTCCTGAGCATACCTGAGTAAAGGAAGATCCCCGGCATCGTCGTCAAGGCTCCATGAGGATATGTCAACTTCAACTATAGTTGCCCCGTCCATAACCCGCGCAGGCATCCCGTCCGTGCCGACTTTGTAGAAACGCACTGCGTCCTCTGTTACTTCTAAGATTCTCGCGTCCGTCTCCGAGAGATACCAGGGGATAAGGGTCGCAACCGCATTCGACTTTGTTGTCGCCGCGTAGTAGGTTCCCGGCCTTCGTGTTCCCGGGCCGGTGGGTTTTGGAAGCATATTCTGTAAGGTACGGCATGCCTGCCTGTAGTACGGCGCATCAACCCTTCCCATGAGTTCGGGAGAGATTTCACCGAAAGCAAATGAGTTTATGAGGTATGGCATTAGCTAAACCTTGCGTCTGTCCATAGCTGTGAATCGGGGATTTGGGTTGATCTTCCCCCGATGTCAATTCCCTGCGCCTTGATAAGAGTATTCCTGTACATCGCCTCCATTTCGCCGAAACGGTTCTGCTTCCCCTCGATGGAGTTGGCAAGGTCAGAGGCTATCTTGTACGCAAGGGCAAGAGCGAATAGGGCCGGGTACTGCGTGGGGTCTGTCACCCGTGCGGTATACCTGAGCATCACGGGGTCTAAATCCGTATACAACACCCGGCCTTCAATGACGAACGACTGGTTAGGGTAGTCTTTGATCTCGATCGGTACTAAGCAGTACGGGTCAACCGGAAGCTGATACATATAGAGATAGTTCGTGTTGTTCGTGTCCGATAGTTGCGATAAAGCCTGCCGCGTAACGGCAAAGCTCCATACTTCTTCCGACAGCAAAACGTCACGGTCAAACTCATAGAAGAGCTTGCACAGTTTCCCTTGCTTAGAATTATCTTCCAGACTGATCAATGGCTCGGATCCTATGAACCGGAGAGCCATGTTACAAATCTGGACTTCTGATGATACTACCATAACCAGCCCCTTTTTTTAGCCTATCGTGAGATAGGAAGTGAACTTACCAACCGCAAGTGCCGTAGTAGCCACATACGAAAGGCCGATTGTGTTGTAAGGGATGTCTTCGGGAAGTGCAGCTTTGAAGATTTTCCCCACAGTTCCGAGGGTGCTTGCGGCCTTCGCGGCGATGAGGGTAATAAACCCGTCGTTTGCGTCCGGTGTCGCGTCGTCCGAAGAAATCAGCACGATATCAATCGTGTTCACCGCGCTTGTAAACGCAAGCGAGACATCGATGTTGATATACACCGGCTGTCCCTTCGCAACGTCGGTAATGTTCTCAAGATCAACCACGTTCGTGCTGATCTTGCTTGTGGTAACAGCAACATTATCATCAAAGATCAAATAAGAATCCATCATAAAATTAACCTCCTTCCTTAGCTGGCAACGACAGTCTCAGTATTGAGAATCTGTTCGGTAAGAACGATTCTGGCTCCGCCGAAAGTCTCAACCTGCTGGCCGAACTGATCCGCCGAAGTAAAGAACATATTCGGGCGATCACGGAAAGCCTTGTCTATCTGATACCGTCCAAGCCGGTTACAGAAAATGACAGTTCCGCTCATGTCGTCCGGGTCGGGAACTGAGCGCAAAGCCCAGATCAAGAGATCGGCCTGAAGCTCGTCTGCTCCATCGGTCCCGATGTTACAGATACGCTGTACCGCCCTGTCGTCGGGCACGAGTACGCCCATGACCATCTGGAACTTCGTTACATACTTCCAGATACCTGCGCCTGTGGAAACGCTCGACTGTATCCACTGCTTGTCCATGTCCTCAGCGGTGACGATCTTCGCCCCTGAGTTCCGACCATAGAGAAGATTGACTTTCCCGGGGCCGAACTGCACGACATAGATAGAAGTGACCGTCCCTGCGTCTCCGCATCCATTGGTGTGGACGTTCGCAAGGCTGTAGTTGTTGTACCGCACCTGAATACCGGAGGGCTTATTCGGGTCAGATCCGTTGTTTCCGTAGAAGAACGCACCTGTCGCGGCCTGTCCTAAGCCTTCAACGTGCTGCATATCATAGCGGTAGCGGTAAGCGTTCTTGTCGGGTACAACGTGATCAAGAAGAGCGCAATCGATCTGCGAAGAAGATTCGAGGATTCCGAGGGGTTCAGTTCCCTGCTCGAACTGCGGGTTCTCCGGTGTGATTGCCTCATTTATCCCTCTCCATGTTCCGGTGGGAAGAGACATTTCTTTACTGTAGACATGAGAGGTAAGCTGATTGGCTTCCTCCCAAGACGCGACTTTCATCAGTCCATTTTTCTGATGAAGGACTTCCGCAACGTCAAGGAACTCTTTGTTGTTGTGGAGTTTGGCAACGTCTACCAGTGTATGGTAAGTGCCAAGGGAATTGCTGGCCATAGTTTTGGCTCCATAAATAGAAGTGTGTCAGTCCCATCATTGACACCCCTGCTACCCATCAAGCGTGTTCTATGTGCCTCGGCATGACCTTCGCATAGAGTCTTCTTTCAGGTTTACAGAGAGTACCTTTTCAGGTATCCCATAATTCTGGCAACGCCAGATTCTTGCGGGTGAGGGAGTTGAACCCTCTCTTCTGGCTTATGAGGCCAGCGTACTACCGTTATACACACCCGCGACGAAAAGGGAACCGCGCGTTAGGCGGCCCCTCAGCTTTTTGACCCATTGGGTCATAAGTATCTCACTTGTTCATTGACGGATACAGCTTCTTGAAGTCCGGCCCGGCCTCCCGTCCGCCTGCCCCGCCCGTGGCAACTCCGTCCTCATTGTACGGCTCTGAAATCCGAATCATAAACTTGACAAGCTCCGGGTTGTTGCCTATCCCTGTGCGGTTAAGCTCATCCTTTAAAGCCTGTCCACCGATCTTGTCGATGACCCTGAGCGCGTGGTCAAGTTTCGTCTTGGCCTCTTCAGGCCCGTACTCGTTCAGAAGGTAGTCTTCAGTCGCCTTAATGTTCGCTTCCCGTTCCTTCTGTTTCTGCGCTGACTCGGCCTTAACCTGGGCCATTTCCGACTCGAACAGAGCTGCCGTCTGCGCACGTGTGAAGTTGTTCTTCAAGGCGAACTCTTTCAACTGCGCCAGTTTATCAGGCGGGACGTTCTCGCCTTTGATGTCGTATCCGTCTGCTGTCTCCGGTACTCCAAGGCGTTTCTTGTATGCCTGTACTTCAGCCTCGGTTGCACCTTCACGCGGGGGGAAGATAGCGTCCTTCAGTTTCGCCTCATAGTCGGCTTTCTCCTGAGAGAGAGTCTTGTATGAGGAAACAAAATCGTTCAGGTCTTTGTCTGCAAGCTCCGGGCCTAATAGGTCTTTCCGCACCTGGGCTGTCCACGGCTTATATGACGGTGTTGCCGCTTGGCCGCCTCCGCCTGCTGATGTGTCGTTTAAATCGCTCATAAATCCTCTTTAAATTGTTCCTTTGTTTATGCACCACATGAACCACCTGTCAAAGATCATCTTGAATTTCAAGTCATCGCTTCTGGTGCTGTTTGCGCTTCCCAATGTCGTTTGATATGCCGCAAGGAAAGCCGCCTCTTGTGGCGTAAGTTCCGCCCATGCTTCGAGTTTGTCTATAACTCCTGTCGTCGCTGTCTCTAAGCTTACAGCCAATCCACCTGTATACAACATTCTATTTACCTCCGATTAGTTTTCTGACAATATCAATATCAATTCCCTCATCCCATGCACCGCACAGATAAAGAATCTCCTTCGCCGCGTTCTGCCTCTCAAGGTCTTGTATCGTCTCCCCTGGACTAAAAAATCCAAGGATGCCAAGGATAGAGGCGAGGACGCTTTCCCCAACATCTCCGCTGAAGGTCTGCTTGAACCGCAAACGAATCGCCGCAATGTCCTCCTGGCTCAGTCCGTCGAAAGCTGGAAACCACGGACTCATACGACAAGCTCCAAGACAAGAGACGCCTGCGTAACCCCTCCCGTTGTGGCCGCCTTTGCCGCAAGCTCAACGCTTGTTTTCTCGGGAAAAACAATGTCAAGATGTGACAGGTCTATACAGGTAGATGGATGCGTCGCGCTCGCCGGGACAGTCAGAATGTATTTCCACAGCCCGCCGTATTCCTTGACCTTGATATAGGTATCAACGATCTGCGCCCGGTTCCCAACGGTGATACACTTTAGCCGGTATTTTGAACCAATCGGGGTGATCGTGTTCCCGCTGAAAGATATGTTCCCGCCTACTGGTATCGTGCAAAGAATAAGCGTCGCCGGGACTCCTGATGTAACAGTCGCCCCATCGTCTGCAGCGTAGATGATCCCCGCGTTCTTCAGTCCAGAGCCAGCCGTTAAGACCTCCATGCCTGTCACAGCAAGATAGGTGTTCACAGTAAGAACGGCAGTCTGTCCGTTCAGGGTGACAGTCTCAGATATCGGCTCATAGTTCCCGTTTATTCCGCACACAAGGACCGTCCGCGCTCCTGTGCCTGCGCTCGTATCATTTGCGGAAGCTGCTGAAATCTTCAACAGCGTGGCTGCCGCCAAGTCCGTAAACGCGACAGACGCCGAGAACAGATGCTCCTCCGTGTCCGCCACAGCCGCGTTTAACCCCATAACCCGCAGCGTCTTTCCCGATACAATCCCCGGTAGTAATGCCATTTATTGACCTCCCATCATCTGATCTAGTGGGCTTCCCGGTTCAGGTCTCTTTGACATCCCCGGCATTGCCTTTGCCTGTTCCATCTGCATCTGCATATTTATCATGTCCTGTTTCTGTTTCGCTTCAGCGGCAAGTATCTGCTGATACTCCTCATCACTCCTAATCGCCTTCTCTGGCATCCCCGAAGACTCTAATATCTGTTCAAGCATTATCTCCGGTTTGAACTTCTTCACGGTTTCGGGCCATATCTGAATAATAGCCGCCGCGTTCGTAAGGGTCTGAAGTACACCCTGCGCCGCATACATTTCCTTTTGCGCCTGGGCCAATGGGCCTAAGTAGTCGATCTTCAGCGTCGCACCATTAACCGCCTTTCCTTCAGGAGGAGGCGGAAGCCGACCGGCGTCAAACTCGATCTGAAGGATTCTCTCGAGGATTCTGTCAAGTGCCTCGCTTGCAAACTTCCCGATGGTCGAGCCTGTGACGGTTACCTTTTCGCTCTTCCTCTCCATCACCTCGCGGGCTGTCATCTGCTGGTCACCCGCTTGCATGAGCATCAGGAAGTGGTCAACCTTGTAAATCTTCTTGATTCTCTCCCTGCCATCCCTAAGAAACTCAAGCATGATAGGACTGACAGTCCCGATAGTGACTTGTACGGGCATCCGTCCGGGGTCGCTGTAGTGCGTCCGCGTTCCGGGGGCGAAACTTGCGCCCATCATTTCCTTGGGCAAAAGAAGAGCAGGGTCAACGGCTTTCTGCTGCGCTATCAACATAGTCTTGACCATCTGATTGACCATGAGGATGTCAGGCATCGCGTCATCAGTCGGAGAGTACCCGTAAGCTTCGTTTCCTCGGACTTCCCAACGCCACGTCGGGGCAGGAAAAGTCTTGTATCCGCTTTCCTTTATGATCTCGGTCTTTCCCTTCTGCATATAGTAGGACGCATACGGGAAGTTCTTACTGTCGGCCTTCCTGGGGTCGCGCATTTTCCGAGGCTCAATCGCATGGATAAACTCAAATTCCGTGTCAGGTGAAGATTCAAGAGAGTTCTTGATCTCCTGGTCAAGTTTGTCCTCTCCGAAAAACTCGGCCGCCTGGTACGCGCTCATCGTGAAGTGTCTGTACAGAGTATCAACAGCCCCTTGACGGTCTACAGCAACATAGGCTTCCCTAGGGTGGCAGACGTTGCAGACTATCTTGTTGTCCTCAACCGCCTCTTCGATAAACACAGAAGCCGTCCCGATTGTCCCGCCGATCTTCAGGTATTGCGGAAGAGCATCATAGAAGGTACTTCGGTGAAGGGCTTCATAGATGCGCTCCTGGATCTCCTGTAGCCATTCAACAAGTTCTTTGTCGTCGTTTAGCTCGTTCTGCTCGAAGCGGAACATAAACCAATTCACCGACTGCGGGCACAGATTCCCCATCATCCCGTCAGCAAGAAGAGACGCACACTCGGTGGCCGTGGTGTCAAACCTCTGGTCTTTCCACTCGCCAGAATCCCCGAAGTCAAAGAACATCGGTACAACGTTCTGGATAGCTTTCTTCCATCTGCCCTCTACGTCCTGCCGTGCTTCGCGTAGGTTCTCGAAGCGTTCGTTTATTTGTTCTGCGAGTTTCTTCTTTTTCACGGCTTCAACACCATTGCCTTTTCGTGACCGATCTTTACATCAGGGTCAGCGTAAATTGTGAATCCCGCCTCTCGAATCCTTTCACACATGGCGAAATCTTCCCCAGCGACTACCTTAGACTTTCCCCGCCTTATTTCACTCGTCTGGAACCAGGGGAACTGTATAGCCTCGAATACTCCGCGACGAACAGCAAGAAACGCGAATCCAGTAAACTCAACCTTGACCAGCCCCTTATCGTTCCTCTGTGCGCTCTGGATGCTCTTGACGGTGTGGTATTGGATCCCTACGCCCCGCTCGTCCTGTACGATGTCAGCAAGTGCAACCCGGTTGTAATCTATGGGGCAGACACCTGAGACAACATCAGCATCATGGCTTGTTATCCTCATCACATCCTTGAGCGTATACACCATGTCGCTATCGATCCACAGCAGCCAGTCGTAATCGATTTTCCCGTTAAATGGCTGCTTGCCTTCCACTGGATACGGGCCTAACTCACTCGGCATCATGATCGTATTCCGGCACGCATAGATATCGCTCGAATATTCAAAGCTCTTGTGTATCTCCATCGCCTTCATCTGCATGAGGGAAGAGATGACTTCATCGAAACTCTTTACAAACCCCTGGGTGAAAGTCCGACCAGGGAGAAGGAATACAATACTCCTCATTTCCCCTCGATAACCTTTAGGATGTCAGCACGTGTTTTCTTCTCGCCGAATATCGCCATGCACGCCGTATCAACCTCATCGTCGGTGAACTTCTCAAGAGCCGATTTTGTAACGTCTGGAAGCCCTTTAATCTTCAGGTACGCCATCTTTGTAAACTGCCTGACATCCCGCGTGTACTTCGGTGTAAACTCGGGTTTCTTTTCTGGCATAAAAAAAGGCTCCTTTTCAGGAACCTCTATGATCTTCACTTCATCGTCTTTCTTCTTTGCCATTTCTATCTCCTTGCCAACGGGTTGCCGTATGCGTCACGGCCTCCGAGGATCGTTTCGCCTGCATACGCTTTATCCGTTCCGTCTCCCAATGCTCCGCCGAGTTTCTTCTTCAGCTCTTCATCTTGGGAGAAAAGATCTGAAACAGCCTGCTTGATTGTGTCAGGGCTGGCATCGCCTCCGCCGCTAACAAGTCTTTGCACAAGGTCTGACAAGGGTTTTGCTATGTGGTCTATGATCATTCCAAGTCCTCCCATAGCCACGTCTCCAACCGCTCCGCCCACAGCGTCAACAGCAGGGCCGACTGTGTTGTCCCAACTTCCCGGACGATTGACAAACCCGCTTGACGTTGCCTGCTTGTCTCCTCTGCTCATAATGTCTTTAGCCATTCGCTACTCCATATTCAAAAGGATTGTAAGGTTTCATAGCCTCTTCCCTCCCCGGAAGCGGTTGGGGCTTGCCTTCCGCCCTCTCCGCGTACCAGACAGGAAGGGCAACGCTTATCACAATGTCGTCATGATCCGCTTCGGTGTCAGACCCGTAGGACTCTCGTCCGCCCTTCCCGATCCGTACCCTGAAGCGTTCCATCTGCTTCTCGAACTCACCGGCCAACTTTAGCTTCTGCGTGTACTCAAACCGCCCGTTCTCAAGTAAGACCTGAAGTACAGCAACGATATCTTTCTTCGGTACTGAGTACCCTTTGTCAGACTCATTGACATTCTGCCCACTCGTCAGCGTGATACCAATGGGCTGTAACCCTTCGTCAAGCATCGCCTCAAACACAGGGCCACCTAAGCCGGTCTTGTCTATCACAACACAACACTGGTTTATCAGGTTCGTATGGTTCCACAGCTTCTTGACCCGTGCGATCACTTCGCTGTAGGGCGTCCGCAAGGGCGGTGAGTCAAGGTGTATCAAGCGGTAACTTGTCAGCATAAGATCAGGGTCGGACATCATCGCAAAGGGCAAGGCTCCACGCTTCTGGATTGTGCGTACCATTTCAATGACCGATATTGCAGATGGATCTTGCAACTGCCCTAAGTCAACTCCGATGAGATACTTCAATCTTCCTTGCCTTCCGGTTCCATGTTAAAGTCAAGCGCACCATACGTCTTTGCATCCTTCAGCATCATTTCAAGGGTTTCTATTAACTCTTCAGGCGTTTCACCTGATGGGGTAATTTCGTCCTCAGTCCATGAATGAGCCTGTCCATTGCTGTTCATAAAACACTCGTGGATAGCGTAGTAATCCCCTGACCTATGGCTGTGCTTCATGATCCGATAGTTCCAAGTCATAAATATCCTATAGCCTTTTTCCCATGCAATGGTTCAATCAAGAACGAGTCAATTTCAAGCTTCATCAGATCCCCGTCTTTGAAATAGCTACATTCATACAGCACAGCCCCTTTATCTCGGATAATAATGCCCTCAATGATTACATCAGGGCCACCGATACAATGCACTCGCGTCCCAATCTTATATGCTTGGATCTTCAGGTAGCAACCTCCAACGGCTCAAAATCCCCTGCCTTCGACTCTTCCCCGGTGTACAGGGTGTCGAAGTCCCTCCGTGCAGCTAACAGCAGTTCCGTATTGAATGCCGCATCCTCTGCGTCAAGAAATTCGCACATATACTCTTGCCTAAACCAATAGTCAGGCATAGTCTTCTTCTTTGCCTCAAGCCAATCAGCCGGGATCCTCGGACATTCCACCGCGTCAACGCTGTACCGCTCCCATCCTTCTGAGTTCCACTTCTGATAAAAGAATCCCCTCTTCCCTCGTGGTGTAGAAAGGATGATTGTCTGCCCCTGGCTCACCGCTAACATCGGTTCAACCGAGTAGTACAGCGAATCCTCAACCATCGCCGCCTCATCTATGATAAGTAGCCGCGGACCCGAAAAGCCTCTGATTGTGTCCTCATTCCCTGGCAATGCAAACACGCGCGTGCCGTTATCAAGCTCAAGCATCGTCATTGACTCGCGTTTCATCCGTGCGCCTGCGTCAGTCAATGTACGCTTCACCTTAATCAGCAGTTCTTGACTCTGCCTCTCAGTTGGGGACGTGATAAGGATAAGCGCATTGTCGTTGTACTGCGCCTCGTGTGCGGTCTTGATCGATACGACCGTACTCTTCCCCACTTGTCGGGAACAGTTGACAACAACGTCCCGCTTTACCGTCTCTAATATTCCCTTCTGCCATGGGTCAGGCTCAAAGCCTAAGCTCCTGGCATACTCAACCGCCGATGTCCTGAGCGTTAGCCTCCTGAGTAGTTCGTTGTCCAAATAGCTCACGCAACCTCTCTATTGCCCCCGGATACTCTTTCAGCACCGTTACAACAGCATCTTCATACCTTTTAAACTCTGGATTACTCATTAGGTCGTCTTTCCGCTGCTCTCGCAGTTCAGCAGCTACCTTCACGAGCGTGTCGATCAACTTGATCTGTTTATCAAGTGCGCTGAGCCCTATTCTTGGATCCTCATCATTCTGCAAGCTCATCAAGTCCCGTCGTATTCTGTACAGGTCTGCTAAAAAATCGACGTTCTCTACTTCCTGGGCATTCACCGACGGAATGAGTATCTTCTTTTCCATCGGGCATTCTCGCTTGATTAGTGCAAGGTTCCTCTCGCTCTCTAATCCTAAGCGTTTGCCGTATCTGTCAACAGCGTCCTTTGTCACTCCCTCAAATTGAGACGCGATCTCCCGAAGTGAGACACCTTCACGGTAGGCTGTCGCAATTTCGTCTTGCTTCTCATGCTTCTCAAGTTTTAGTGCCATGTTCCCTTTATGATAGTGCTAAAATATCGCTCCAGTATTCAATAAGCTCCCCGAAGGGAGCCGTTCTATTCGCCATCCGCTGAATGGTTACTCTTGTCTCTAAGTATATTATATCATATGTTGTCAAGCGTTTCTTCTGCATAGCTTAGTTCCACACAATCCCCAAGATAAAGCGTCGCATCGCCAATTGTTTCAGTTCTCATCTCTTGTGTTCCCGGAAGTGAATGCAATTATGGCAAAGGGCCTTGTATGCCTCTGTGTCCAGATCGGCGGGGCTTTCAGCTATGGCAATCCACATCGAGGCAATCATATTACACCTTATGTCCTCGGTCTTTCCTGTCCTCTTCGCCTCATCCACAATGAACTGCCGAAGATCTGTGCAGTTCCAGAGGGATAGGAACTCTTCACCGGTCAACCGTTGGCCTCTTTAACTCTAATCTGCCCTACTGTCTGTTCTGCAATCCACGCTTTAAGTTCTTCGATGTCGATTCTTACCGCCCTCCCTATTTTAACATGGGCTATTTCGTTTGTTTTCAGTCTGCGGGTAATTGTCAGCTGGCTTACTTTGAGAATCTCAGCTGCTTCTTTAACTGTTAGAAGTTCCATTTCTCCCCTCCCCTCGCAACCATTGTTTTCTCATGCCCGACGGCAACCTTTGTGTGAACGTACAAGTCTACGCCCCTCTCTTTAAGCTGTTTACACATGGAAAAGTCGTCTCCAAGATACTCGTATTCCTCTCCACGGAGCTCGTACAGCTCGTTGAACCAGGGATAACCAATCCTTTCAAGGACACCTTTCTTTTGGAGAAGGAAGCCCAAGCCGTGGAAGTCAACCTTCATGAAGCTCCCCTCTGTGGCAAGGACAGCCGGGATGTTAAGTCTCTGTTGTTCGCCCCTCGCGTTCCACCATCCGGCTACGGCGATGTTAGGAACTTTCGCGCCCATTGAGTATAGGGCTGATATGCTCTCAACGTCCGCATCAAATAGTTTGAGTACGTCGGAAGGCTCGAATACCATGTCGGTCTCAAGCCACAGGATATAATCATAATCACCGTTGAAGGGCTGCGCGTCCTTTGTCGGCTTCTGCCCTGCAAGCAACATGGAGTTTCTACCCTGGTAGACGACAGGAGAATAGACGTTTACGAAGGCAACCTGGTCTATTCCTGCTTGCGGGATGCCGTTTGATATATCCCTCACAAGCTTAGTCCACGAAGCGAAGAAACCCATTGAATAGATTCCACCGGGTAATACAACGATTAGTTTCATTGTTCGTAAGCCGCGTATATATCCGAGTCCGGGCCTGCCCTGAAAGACATATTATCGCAAGTTGAATATGAGCCAAGGTACAAAGTCCCATAATCAATTTCCAAAAGCAGCCCATCGGCTATTAACCGTGCAAGGTATTCTCGATATTCAAACTCATACCGTGTTGCTTGGCCCGGTTTTTCTTTTAGATATTCGTCGAGTTTATCAAATGGGTTGAAATCTTCGAGTACGACAAAGAATCCTTCTACGCTGTAGTCTGAATATTCCCCACAGTCCAAACACAACAGCTTCCCTTTCTTTGCCCAACATTCATCTTTTTTCATTTCGTCAACTCCTTAAATAAGTCCATCGCTTTCCTAATGGCCTGATCCATATTCAGATAGGAATAGGTCCCCATTCTCCCGGCGAGTATGATGCCTTTCCGCTTCGCCTCTTCTTTCAGCTCTTCTGCCCGTAGCCTGTTCGCCTCGGTCGGCATAGGATAGCACTTCTTCCCTGACCAGCCGGGATACTCCCGAATCACCATGTCGCTTGTCACCTGGTGTTCCCTGGTATACGGTTCCGGGCCGGGGTAGTTGACTACCTTCGCGGGGAGAGTTTTGGTCACTCCTTTGAACTTCAGGCACCGCCAGTCGAGAGGCTCGGTATCTACTGCCTTGTCAATACGGCCTGTCCATATCCAGCCTTCCTTGGGTTTGTCAACCTTGGTGGAGGTCTTGAGGGTGATGTTCTCGTGATCAAGCATTCTTTTTATCATGCGGGTGTATCCAACTTTTGGGATAGCTTGGAACCTGTCTGTAAAATAGCGGTCGTCGGTTCCTTCTCGTACCTTGGTTCTTGCTATTACCGAAGGGTCAATGTACTTCGGATGTATTCCCCATTGCTTGATCGTGTAGTTCTCATAAAATGTCTCGTAAAGATATTTGTTGTCACATTCGTATTCGGGCCGATAGACATACAGTCTTTCCCTCGTAGTCTTGTTAGGAGGGAACTCATAATACTCTTCCCCTACTTTGGCAAGCACACGATGTTCGTGCCAATACAAGCATTCGAAGGTGCTGATATAATCGACAACCTCTTCGTCATTCGTGTGAAAGAAGTGGGGACCGAAACACGGGATGAACGTACCGCCCATTTCAAAGTCTCGGCATAATCCTCCAACCTCTTTGGCCTTCTCGTACACCGTGACCTTTTCCCCTGCATCAGCGTAGAGCCTTGCAAGAGTCGAACCCGTCAAGCCTGCACCGACTATGTGAATCATAAACACCTCCGTTCATGCGCATGAACTTTCAAATTGGAGCCGGTAGGATTCGAACCTACACATAGTCAGTCTGGCTAACCGTGCTACCCGTGCCGGTATTCATTCCCGGTTACATCACGGCCCCAAGTTGCCTACTCCCGGTGACAACTCCGAAAGTAGGCGTTGCGGTAAATCCGAAGGACGAAGCTCCTGCTCGCCGAATCCCGCGCCTATGCTGTGCGGGTAGCGTGATACATCTTCCATACGGAGGATGTTACATATAGGCTGTGGCCTAAACCACAATTTAGCCCCCTCATACGAGAGGGAAAGAAACCACCACACTTGTCAACACCTGTATGCCTTTTGTTCACAGCGTTATTTTACCATACCTTCATTCAAAAAGCTATACGAGGGAATGTCTGTCGAGAAGGAAATAATTCAGCATGGTTATCTCTCCACACTTCGCGTATTCTTCCTCACCTATCGGGTATATGCTTGAAAGGTCGTTTATGGCATTTCTGACAGCACTCGTTTTCAGCCCTGTAGCCTGAGACAATTCCGCCTGCGTCCTTCCTTCGCTATGTTCTTGTAAGCAGTCGAGAACAAGCCTCATGTTTCGCGTTCCTCGTTCGTCACGGTCGTGCGGGTTCACTTATTCCACTCCTTTTTGCTGCCGATTTCAGATGTTCCCTTCTCTGAACCACACTCTGAACATCGCCACGTCCTGCCGCTTAACTCCATGAGCCCCTTACACCGATGCCGTTTCTCAACCTTCTTCTTCTCGTCGTTGTTCCACTCGGTCTTAGTTGACCACTCGGTACACATGGCCGAAGGGCAATTTGAGCAATGCTTCATTCCAGTCTCCGTCTCGTGATGTAAGACCCTCCCGCACCAGGGACACCTGGGATAACAGGAACATGAAGGCTCGAAATAATGAAACTCGATATACGGGGTCTTAACCTCGATTCTTTTGTACGGCTTTCCGCACCGCATACACTCCCCGCCGTTCACGTCGCGTTCAAGCAGGGTCGCCTCGGTAAGCAGCTCAAAGTGGATGTACTTGTCCATCGTGTCTTTCATAATCTCGCCCATTTTCACGCTGCCGACTACAGCACCACATGATACGTTTCCTAACACCTGGATCCACGCAGGAGTACCTTCTAAGTGCGTCATCGTATTTCCTCCCTGTAGCTCTCAAACTTTGTGCCGAATAGGGTAGAGGGCCTGACATACTCGCTCATCTTCGGATCGTTACCCCAGGTGTTTGATTTATAGTCGATAACCAGTCGGAAGTCATCAAAGGTAAAGCCCTCTTTGAATCTGGCTTCTATGTTCCTAAAGTTAGATTTTGTATATCTGAAGTGTTTGCCAGACTCTTTATTCAAGTAGTCTATTACCCTCTTGCATTCTTCGGTATGAGCTGAATGCTTTTGTGCAGTCGGCGTGTCTTCACCCGACAATGTATCTATTCTTGTTTGTTTGCTTGCTTGCTTGCTTGCTTGCTTGCTCTCATGATGATAGCATGATGGTATCATGACTGCATCATGATTTTCCTTGGATTCGGTAATCATTTGACGAAATTTCGGGTTCGAAGTCATGGACAAATCAAGCCTTTTCAGCAGCTTAAAACAGAATATCCGGCCATTAGATTCTTGGAATAATCCAAGTTCGATAATGTCCCGCATGATATCCTCAACAATGGCAATGCCGGATTTATCAGCTGTTCCACTGATTTTAAGATTGTCGGCGATGATTTCAGAATCGTGTTCAAGCTGGAAGGTCAAGTTAGATTCCGATATCTCGGCAGCGATAAGTTCAAGGCAGTGGAAGTAAATAGCATACCCGATAGCACCATGCTTGATTAAAAGCTTCTTCACCTTCGCGTCTTGCGTCGCGTCTGTATCATGCTTGTACCAATTCACATTATACCATCCCTGTTAAACATTCTACGCTCTGCCATTTTATATAATTCCCTCCGATGAATCGAAGGGCAATTCTGGCGCAACGGAATCCCGCTTTACCTCCGCAAGATTGAGTTTAGCCTGCTTGAAATACGATGCTTTTAACTCCGCGCCGATACCACGCCGCCCGTTTAAAATTGATCCGTATACCTCGGACCCGACGCCCATAAATGGGGTGAATACTATTTCATTAGGATTACTGTAAAGCTGTACCAGCCTTTCGATTACGTCGAGTTGTAAAGGATGGACATGCCTTTCGTCGTCCTCATCCCGTGAATCCTGGAATGGTAAAACATGGTTTAGCCGGATATCATCCCATACGCTCGATGCGTATTGTCTCCAGATCCAATGAGAAAACCTATTTTCTGTCTGCTTCCCGGTCCACCCTTTATATCTTAAAAGCTCTTCCGGCATAGACCTTTCCCCGGCGTAATATTCAAGGCCGCCTGGATATGTTACCGGGACCTTGTTTTCCCCATGCTTTGCGAAGGTTAAAACATAATCAGCAGCCGCAACACCGGACGCCGCCGCATCTTCAACTATTGTTTGATGTGCAAGATTCTTTTGCATGGTCCTAAGTCTCACCGCTAAAGGCTCTTTCCATATCGCCCGCCGCCCACGAAAGTCGAACCCGATTCTTTCGTGCATACGGATAATGTCCCCAGGAAAATCTATATACCCGTCGCCCTTCCCGGAGTTACTTCTCGGAACGTCCATACAATGAACAGCGGATATCCTCCCCGGCATGGTAATTCGGTGAAGCTCCCTGACAATAAACTCGTATTGCACAAAGAACTCGTCGTAATTATCGCAATTAGACAAATCTCTTTCGTCGCTCGAATAATTGTATAACCCTCCGAACGGCGGAGAATAAATTGACAGCCCGATTTTATCGGCGGGAAGGTCTTTCATAACCTCCATACAGTCAGCGTGATAGATTGCGTATTTGTCGGTAATAACCTGTTCTTTTACAGCCATTTCGGGACCTCCGTAGTTTTGATATGATCGTTTTGTTTTTCAATATTTAGTTCGTTTTGCATGAGCCTAACCAATTCAGAAAACATCCTATCCGCCTGGACAGCTTTCCCTTGCAGGTTCGCCATGACCCCCCGCTCGCCTTCGCTTGTAACAACGTCCACGAGTACGGATTGAGTCTGACCGAATCGGTACATTCGACGGACGCCCTGATAATACTGTTCGAATGAATGAGATGGGAAAAAAGACATGTGATGCGCGTGTTGCCAATTCAACCCGAAGCCGGTAATTTTTGGTTTAGTAACCAAAGCCCTAAACTCTCCCGCGCTAAAACCTTTTAGGATTTCTTCTTTTTCATCGTCCGATTGATTGCCTTTAACCTGCCGCGCTCCAGGTATGAGTTTTTCCAATAGGTCGCCCTCGTCGTTAAGATGCGCCCATGCTACAACCGGTTTATCATGAGTCAATAACTCTGCGGCGAGTTCGCATCGATGTTTTAATGTTATCCTCCGCTCTTCCCTCTGCTCTTGTAAGGTAAAAGCCGGGATATCGAATAACTCCCCGGATCGCGGATTAGTAGCCTTTATAATATGTTCCCGCTCTTTCAGCGGCGGGAGGATATACCCTTCGTCGCTGTACCCAATATCTGACGGCCTCCGAATAGCCCGCGCCCATGAAACAACCCACCGCCAGAAATGCTCTTCCGCGTGTCCCTTGAAACGCCATTGTTTTAATTTTCCGTAAGTCCTTCCGCCACCGCCATAGGATGAAGTGTTCTGCATGTTCTTAAAAAACTTGCCAAGCATATCGACAAACCCCATGTATCCAAGAGCCTCGCTCGATGTACCAAGCTCGATAAAATCATTCGGGGATGCCGTCGCCGTCGCTAATAATCTGTAGGGTAGTTTCCGCATAAATTGCGTAACTGCTTGTTTCGTTGAGCCTCGAAAGTTTTTCAGTATTGACGATTCATCGCATACAACCCCGGAGAACAATTCCCTATCGAAGTAGTGAAGCCTTTCGTAATTCGATACATAAATTGCCGCCCCGTGGTCTATCTCGCCTTCTCGGGACCGATATGCCGGGATTCCGAACTTCTCCGCTTCGCGCAATGTTTGAGCCGATACCGCAAGAGGGGTCAAAATCAATACCGGCTTATTCGTATGCCTGACTACGTTTTCAGCCCATACTAATTGCATCGGAGTTTTACCAAGGCCGGTATCGGCGAATATCGCCGCCCTGCCTTTTTTCGTCGCCCATTGTACCAGGTCTCTTTGAAACGGGAATAACCAGTCAGGGACAAATACCGGGTCAAAACCATGGTCCCCTCCGAGCTGCCGTTTCGATGCCAAAAAGTCATAGTAAGAGGACATCTTACCTCCAATAAAAAAGCCGCCTACACCGCCGGGGCTGACCCGGAGTCTTTCGACTCCCCCCGACTGCATAGACGGCCTTACTTGTTATATCCAAGGGGTCAGTCTCGGATACCAAACATTAGGCTTAAAATATAGCATGGATTTCATTATTTTGCAAGCCTAAAAGGGTATCGGATCGTCCTCAAACGGCTCCGGGTGAAGCGGCTCACTTTCCGCCCGCGGTGCCGCTTTATTCCCGTCCTGACGTTTCCCGCCCAATAGCTGCACACTGTCGGCGACGATAACCACCCGGCTATGCTTCTGCCCGTCTTTCTCCCAACGGTCCTGACGAAGCTCTCCGGAGACGGCGATTTGCTGGCCCTTGGTTAAGTATTGTGTGACAACCTCCCCTTGCTTGCCGAAGAGGGTAATGTCGAAAAAGGACGCTTCATCCTCCCACTTGTCGCCCTTCTTTACGCTCCGGTTGACGGCGATTGAAAAGGTACAGATTGCCGTACCCGTGTTAAGATACTTAAGTTCTGCGTCTCTGGTGAGACGTCCTACTAAAATAACGCTGTTTATGTCTTTCATTTTTTGTCTCCTTATATTCCGCGCCGTCTGTCGTCTTCCTGGTCTTCCATAGCGCATTCCTTGCACATACGCTTCCAGCCTTCAAGTTTTTGGTCAGCTATCTCTGATGCTACAACTTCCTCGTTACCATCAGAAATTGCCTGACTGTAATATTCACACCATCGTACAGAATCATCGTTTGTCATTGTTGTCTCCTTATGAGGGCCATTCGTTTAGACTTCCGTAATGCGCGGAAGTTGGGTCTATTTCATGCGATACCTGCTTCCCGTTCGGGTTTATTTCGTCGCTTCGGGGGTCTTTGTTACCGGACGGGATGTCCCGATAAATAGGTGCTTTTTGGGACATATTTTCCCCATTATCGTTATAGGGCGGGATGAGGGCTTCATCACATAGCGTTTCTATTTCCATCAATGCGCCCGTATCCCCCGATACATCGTCAAGAGGATCGGCGAGAACACGTGACACCGTATCCCTGATAAACTCTATACCTTTCCGTAGCCGCGCATTCTCGGCTTCAAGGCGCACACTATCAGTTCGCATGGTGTCGTTCATCCTTCCCTCCCTTCGGCGATAATTGATCGTGCTTTCATCATGCAGTCCGCCATGGAATATGACCATT